TGGGGAGTGTAATTTTCGATATGACGATATTGAGGTGTTGAAACCAGTTGAGGACTGGTTTGATAAGATGTATTCTTATTGGTAACGATGTGATTCGCAAGATGTACTATTGAAGTTTCATGTGAGAATCATGTAATTTTGATTTAGGATCTTTATTGTATTGTTATCCAACAGTATATAACTGTACGGAGTTAACGTAACTACAAACACTACAACATTCGGTAGCAGGTTATGTAGTCCGAAGTCCCGTGTGAGCACGGGGAAGAAATACTTAAATCCAATTCTTTAATATTCATATAAAAATATAGCCTTCACTAGTAGAGTAGTGATGTACTAATCAAGCAATGAGAAGCTGCAAAGATTTAATGATCATAATCAATGATTAAAAAGCCGTATACTTTTAAAACGTACGACGCAATTATGCGTGGAATTTCCAAAAATATTCGTGGCGTTGTGAATACGATAAATTCACTGTTATTATTGTAATGGTTCGCCTACCATAACAGTTGAAACTGTATATATAACAGCGGTTTGATATTCGGATCAAACAAAGGCACTAGTTGTACTCTACTTTTCTAACTATAACCGAACTTAACCCTAGGCACCTTTGTAATGAAGGAATGGGTTTCCAGGAAGTTGCTTACTTCTTGGAGTACATGAACGGTATGGAGCAGTTAATACTAATTATTTAGTATCTAGACGTTATAGATTAAAGCAAGAGGCTTTTCTAGCGGTCATTTAGGTATTTTGCAGGGACGTTTTGGTCCCCTGTAGTAGCCTTTATGATGCCTTCCTTGTCTTCAATCCACTAAGGCTTGAACGGATTAGACATAAGGAAAGAATAAATTCACCCTGGTCCGGGTGATAGACCAATTTTATAGGACTTGGCGTTGTCGGGTTAACCACCCCGTCAGGCCCTCATAGCATGAACTTACAGACAGCCTAACATTTACAAGCAAACTTTTCAAACTTTTTACTTATTATTGCAACATTCTGCTGGTGCTATATGCACTGGAGCTGTTGTTTGGAGAAGGGACGTTGTTCTACCATTTGGCCGAACTTTGGTCAGTGATCCCTCATTTCATAGCAAACTCATTGTTGTTGGCTTTGTTCTTCACGTATTATTTTGTTATTTACGTGTTGCGGAACATTGTGCAATGGCTCAAGGATGATTTGGCAAAAGAAGACCGACTCGACAGATTTTTGGATTTGGAACCGCAAGGGAGCTATGAAGTTCCTTTGACGACAGTGGAGGAGGAACCGGAAGATGAAGAAGCAGACCCACCAGGTGGGTTCTACCGAGAGTCTTACAGGAGACGCCGCGCGGTACACCCTCACAAGCATGTTCAACGAACTAACGAGGAGTTGTTTGCGGGTATGTCCCCCATTGAACAAATTGAGTGGCAAGAAGCCCAAGATCTCCTCAGGGAGGAGCAGATGGCAGGAGAAAAGGAAGTCCGAACGAGGAAATGGACTAAGAGGACTAACCCGAGAGATTCCGAGAGGTTTGTGAGGTACCAGGCCGAAAAGCTGAAGAAACTCAATGACCTCAAGAGGAAAAAAGGTAGAGAAGAGGTGATACCTGAAGGATGCGAGTCTATTTCGGACAAAGCGTTTAAAGAGAAGGTTTTGCATCAGATGAAGACAATGTCTACCATTACACCGAAGGACGACTACGAAGTGTACGTCAATTTGGCGATGCAAGGAGTGGCCATGTTGTCAGTTATTTCGACTTGTTCCAGTTCTCAGGAAATTAGCAAAGCGATACAAGGATTCCTCGCTGGCAAATTGGATGTTCGGATTATTAAGTTTTTGGAAAAGAGACTGTTGTCTCAAAACACGAATGACATGCTCCCAGAAGGGGAGTCGGATTTCACAAGTTTAGTGGCAAGACTAAGAGCTTCAACATTGGACTTGATGGATGCGCCTTTCGGGAGGTTCTTGAGAGACACTCTCACCGTTATCATTGTGCAGGGATTGTCTCCGAAGAATATCTTTGAGGAGGAGTCAGTACTGTTCAGGTTTCTGGACAAGATGGAGAAGGAAACATTGTCCATCAGCACGAGGTCTTATTTTGAAACTATGTTTTCGCTCATGGAATATTCAGCGGGACTGGTGGATGCCGTCCGTAGAGGCGAAGACCCATTGGAGTACGTTTGTCCCACGTCCTTGTCCTTAAGGGTGGCTCAGCTGCTCTCGAAAGGCGCACAATTGAAAAGTGGCCTGTTAGAGGACATTTGTGAGGAGACCATGAACGAATTCGAGAATGAGGCCTCTTCAGTGCAGGCGCAGTTGAAGTCTCTTTTGTTAGGAGTAAAAGGCAAGATGGCGGTAACGTACGATTTGCAATACCAAAAGATTTCCTTGTTAGTCGAGGAGATACGAGCGTTCAGGAAGAACGAGGGTTTCCGCAAATCTCCTTTTGTTTTTTGCCTTTCAGGAGAGTCTCAGGTTGGAAAGACCGAGCTATTGGACCTGTTAATTAGGCTTTGTGAACTAGGTGCTTGTGAAGAGTTCACACCAGAAAAGATCGCGACAATTCCAGTTGACGCCGAGTACGATGACACAATAAAAATTGGAACAAGGGTTTTCAAGATCGACGACGCCGAGGCCTTAAAGCCAGACAGAAGCGCGCGTGATTCTATTGTTAAAAAGATTTTGAAAATGATCAACAACATCGCGATGCCCACGAACCAGTCGGCTGTAGAGCGAAAGAGCAACATATATTTTCGCCCGAAGGTCGTTGCCATGAATACCAACGTTGACCATTTGAATGCGATGGCATTTTTTCACGAGCCAATGGCAGTGTACAATCGCATTTTCTTCATTGAAGTTTTACTTGCCAAGGAGTATTCTGATCAATTCGGCAAACTGGATAAGAAGAAAGCCAATGAAGACGGGGCGGAATTTAGTGTTCCAATGCATTTGTTCCATCCCTACTATTGGTCAAGGACGGGTTCGAGAGGAGAATGCACGAAAGTCTACATTGGTGAACACCCGATGGACGCTCGCACCTTCATGAAGTACTTTTCGGATCGTTGTGTCCAACATTTCATGGAGCAGGAGGCTTTGGAGAAGAAGAAGTTGAGAGAGCGTGAAGTCCCTTTTTGTCCAACGTGCTGTTGTCCAATGGCGCCGGGTTGGTGTGAGTGCAAACCCACTACCGACATTAAGCCCGAAGGCATGGTGGCAGAGTTTATGGGAACTTTGCTGGACGATTACGCCCTGGACATGCTCAGTTTCACTATCACAAGGGTTTGGGAAACGTTGGGGGGCAGATTCGCTCTGTGGTTTCAAAATTATGCCTTGTACATGGCTCTTCAAGCCGTGAAGGTGTTTGTGGGGGCCAATTTAATGGTTGACCACAAAGTCCGCAGGTTGAGTTTTGTAACCCTCGCGCTGTTTTCTGTGTATCTACCTTGGAAAAACGAGTGGTCTTGGAAGCTGCTATTCAGCGGTGTAGCACTGTTCATGTTTTTCTTGTACAATGCGACATTGGGGTACGCTCGAGCGGTCCGTTACAATGTAGTCCAATTGACCTTGAGTAGCATTCACGAACAAGTTGCCCCTACTTTTCTCGTCCGGAGCACGTTAGCCCTGAGCGTCATCGCTATGCTTCGGTTGACTTTCCAGATGATGGAAAAGAAGGCCGAAGTGGAGCCCATACCGAGTCGTGCTGGGTACGAAGCTGTCCCCCGTAACTTTCGCATTGTTAGAGAGCCCCCACCTCCGGAGATCGAATTGTCAGGAGAGGGAAATTTGATGCCCACTTCGATGGATGAGGTAGAGGCAAGGAAGAAGGAAAGGTCAGATTGGTACGAGAAGAATTATATCCCGATTGAGACCGATCACAAGATTCGCACAATGACGGCGGACCAGTTGGTGAGCAAATGTACCAAGAACCTTTGGAGGATGTTTATTGATGGAGAAGCGATATCAGCCAATGCGTTTTTCCTCGCCTCAAGGTTAGCAGTGTTTCCGGGGCATTGCTGGAACAAGCGTAAGAATCAAACGGTTTCAGCGAAAGTTCGATTTGTAAAAGACAACGATCAGTTCACGACTTATGTAGAACGCGTCATCGTCGATTGCATTGCCGATGATCAAGTCGTATTGCAGTTGGTCAGTGGACCTGCGATGGCAAATTTGCTTAGGAACTTGGGAGACGGTGAGTTTTCCGGGTTCTGCAAAATGGTTCGTAGGCAGGCGGGCACATATGAAGCCCACGTCGACGAATTATATGTGTCCCCAGGAAAGATTTCGTCTTCGTCGGGTGTGTTGCCGGACAGGGGGTTGCTCTATACGTTGAGGCCCCCCGCACTTCCTACCAGAAGTGGGGAATGCATGTCTCCGATAATATCGTGTGATGGATTTCCGAGAGTCGTTGGTTTTCATTGTGGCGGCGATAAGATGGGAAACGCGGCAGCTTCTTGTGCTCGCCGTTCCATCATGGAAAAAGCCTTGTTGTCAAGGGACTTAAAAGCACAGTCGTCAGATATGGAGTTTCCGATGATTTTTGATGACTATGTGCTTGATCCAGCGCCGTATGGCGTAGTGCAGATGGAATTGGACGATGCACCCGACTTGAGGCACGCAGTCTTTTACTACGACGATTTGTCAGCCAATGGAGTCACTCTCAGGGGATATTCAACTCAAATGAGATCGAAAGGTTTCAGCGACCTGAGAGAAACTCCCATGAAAGAGCTTTTGCAATACGAGGGTTACGATACTATTCATTGTCTACCTAAGCCGAGAGCAGACCGGGACCATGCCGCGTTGCTAGAGAAGAAAATGGATTGCATGCGAGACATTAACCCGGATCTTCTCAAGTTGGCCATTACAGACTATGTCGAACCATTGTTGGTCGAACTCGACAGACTGAAATACGGACACAGAAATCCTTTGACGATTGACGAGTGCTTGAATGGAATAGAAGGGTCCAAGTTTATCAACGAAATCAAGGAGGAAACTTCTTGCGGATTCGGTCTAAGAGGGAAGAAAGACGCTCTCGTAGACATTCATTTTCGAGCGGGTGACGGCAAGAAGATTTACACACCAAAAGAGAAGTTCATCACGGAGTTCGAGAAACTCGACGAACTAGCTCGGAGCGGCAAGAGAATTAATTCAGTGGCTGTTACGGCTTTGAAGATCGAACCGAGGGAGAAGGGACCTGATGGCACTCCAGCCAAGCCGACGCGGATAATATTCGTGTTCCCTTTTGCAACTGGGAGTTTGCAGAAAAAGTACTTCGGTCCGATAGCCGAGTTCTTGATGTCGGTCCCCATGTTGTCAGAAACGGCAGCTGGAATCAATCACACCACTGATGAATGGGGTCAATTGCACGGGTGGCTCACGTCCTTTGGGGACGACAGGATAATTGCCGGTGATTATGGCGGTTGGGACGTACGTTTGTCAGCCCAAATCATAAGAGCCTCGGCCGTCATTTTATGCCGAATTGGCGCTCATTTAGGATACGGGATGGAGGATATCACAGCCATGAGAGTCCTAATCGACGAAATTGCGTCCACGTTGGTCAGCTACAATGGAGCGATCTGTTCAATTGAAGGATGGATGATTTCAGGAGCCTGGGTCACGTTGATTGTGAACGGGATTGGAAATAGTCTCGTGCATAGGTGTGCATGGTTCGCCCCGGCAATGGAGGGTACGTTTACCATGAAGCAACCTCCCCCTAAGTTCAGGAGCGCCGTGCGCCTCATGACGATGGGAGATGATTCGATCGGAGCTTCTAAGACTGACGAGTTTTCCATGGTGTCGATGTCCCGGTTTTGCTCCTCGATCAACATCAAGTACACCGACGCTAACAAGAAACCGATTGGTATGCCATTCAGCCACATTTCAGAGGTCAATTTTTGTAAGAGGCAGTTTAGGAAAGATTTTGAGCTGGGCCGTGTCTTGTCTCCATTGGCGATTGATTCCATTATGAGGCCCCTGAATTTTTGGACTCCCAACAACCAGACTTTTGAGGCCTACATAGTCCCTTGCGTCGTGTCGCAGTTGAGGGAACTCGCACGGCATGACAAAGATACGTTTGACAAGTATCACAACATCATCTTGAAGGCTAGTCAAAGGCTAAACGTGGACGTATTTATACCCGAGTTGAAATGGAGCCACTCTCAATGGCTCGGAGACCTTCGCGCTAGATACTTCACTGAAGACTTGCTAGATTTCGAGCAACCCTTCAAGATAAATTTGGTCTAGATATACCTTCCTATGTAATATTCGGGTAAAACATTTCTATTTCATGTATTTGGTTACCATTTGTACAAATTAGTTACTTTACATATAGGCTTTGCATGATTTTCATAACTACATATGTTTGCCGGGCTTAATCCCCCCCGTCGAACTGTAAATAAATATTGGATTACGAACAATACAATTTTTCAGTACCAAACAACGAACAAAAGAGTTGGTGTTTTGGATGTCGCGCACCAACAGCCGTCATGGACCTCAGGAAGAGAGACGCAGTCCGACGGTACAGAGCGACATGTCACAACTAGTGACACAAACGATGGTTTTTTCAACAGGCCCGTGAAGATAGCAAACTTCACTTGGATGCCCGGGCAAAAGTTATACGAAGTATTCAACCCGTGGTCCTTGTTTTGCGAGGATCCGAGAGTTGTGAACAGGTTAGCGCATTTTAAAAACCTGAAGATGAAATTGAATGTGCAAGTGTTAATTAATGGTAACCCTTTTTATTATGGCAGGGGCATCATGAGTTACACTCCGTTGCACAGATCAGATCAAATTACCACTCTGAGACAAACCACTATAGTGGATATAGTGGAAGCTTCCCAGAGGCCACACGTGTACTTAGACCCGTGCAAAAGTGAGGGTGGAGAGATCGAGTTGCCATTTATTTTTCCAAAGCCCTTTTTAGACATTCCCACCCAGGAATGGAGGAAGATGGGGCAGATGGTAATCACGTCTATAAACGCTCTAGGTCACGCGAATGGCGGCACAGAACCGATTACTATGACTGTTTTTGCATACGCCAGTGATGTAGAGTTAAACACCCCGACGTCCAGAACTCCACCCAATTTGCAACCACAAGGTGAGTATGGTATGGTATCCATGCCTGCAAGCACGATCGCCAGCATCAGCAAAAGACTAGCAGACACGCCTGTCATAGGCAAGTTTATGAAAGCAACAAACATGATATCTCAGACCGTCAGTGACGTAGCCATAATGTTCGGGTATTCCAGACCCCGGATGATTCCAACCTCGGGAAATTTAATGAGGTTTTTCGGAGAGTCTTCAGTCACTGATTTTCCAGATACTAGTGTCACCTGTGCTCTTTCAGCCAAGAAAGAATTGACCATCGACCCCAGGGTCGTGGGTTTGGCACCCCACGACGAAATGGCGTTGGTTCCATTAGCCATGAGAGAGTCGTACATTGACACTTTCACTTGGAACGACACCAAATCCCCAGATGCGCACTTGTACAGCTTCGCCGTCACTCCGGTGGCAGGCAGGATTTTAAACGGAGTAGAACACCATGTGGCTCCAATGAGTTGGGTGTCACTACCTTTTACGTATTGGAAGGGCTCAATTGAAGTCAGGTTGCAAGTGGTAAGTTCAGCTTACCACAGAGGTAGGTTGCGAATAGTGTGGGATCCGGACTTTGTAACGGATCCTTCGGCTTATAACGTGAACTACTCTATGTTGCTTGACATCTCTGAGTCTACCGAAGCTACTTTGAAAATAGGTTGGGGTCAAAGCAAAGACTATTTGCCTGTTCCTGACATGAACGTAGGTATATTGTCCCAGCCCAGAACAAACCAACCTGCATCGATTTTACCGTTCGCAAATGGCACCTTGAGTGTCTACGTAGTTAACCCCCTCACTTCCCCCAGTGAGGAGCCGGCATCCATTCAGATGAATGTTTTCGTAAGAGCGTGCGATGATTTTGAAGTAGCAGTACCCAAGTGCGGAGCTTTGACTAATGTCACTCCGTTTATTAATCCAGTCGAGCCTGATCCGGAGGATGGTTCGGAAGTATTCTTTGCAAACCCAGCGCATTCAATGTGGGGCTTGCCAGTGAACGATGTTCGCATGGACGTGTTTGCGAACAATCAAGCGTTGAGTGTCGACACTGCTTCTCCTAAAACGTATTATGTGCAGGGATATTTTGCGCAGTCCGGAGTTGAGCAGGGTTCGATGACTCTGAAGAACGGGGGAGCTCCGTTGGGTATGGACATAGTGTATAGGGGAGTAAGGTACCCCTTTAACATGTCTAATGGAGAAACGAAGAATTTTACGTTTGAATGGCCCGTGAGTGAGGGATGGAATGAAGCCGTTTTCTTTTTCGATGTAGACAATTTCGCTTTCGAGAATTTTGAAATTCAGGCTATCACATCTTCCAAACCGACCGACACTATGCGAGTCACTATGACGGGTGAGAATTTGGAGCAATTTATGACTCCCGGATACTTGTTGTCCGAGTATACCCCGACAGAAAAGTATATTACTCATTTGACTGAGGGCTCTTCCATAACGATGGTGTTGCCCCCTGAGACTAAATATGGTCAACAAGTGATATTCACGATGACGACCGCGTCCAATATTAACGGATCGCAGTTTGATGTATTTTCTGCTACCCCCAGACCACCTACAGAATCTTACATCGTGTCGGCTTCAGTCCCCCTTGACAGGAAATTTAAGTTCACGAAACCGGATTATCTGACAAATACACAGTGGTCTCCCCAAATAAACAGTGTTTCGTTCTTCGCGGACGCGGATTTTGTCCCGCAAGGTGACACCCCTGAAGAAAGAAACCAAGATTCAGACACGGCTAACGCACCAGAGGCCGTGTCAAACGATGTCCAGATGGCTCCGTCTTCGGACGTAGTAGGACTAAACGAAATTTATTTCGGTGAGGTGGTGTCATCTTGGAGACAAGTTTTGAAGAGATTCGTGTCCAATTACAACATACGGAGTAGCACGAACACTAATCCGAGAGTGATGCTGCCCCAATACCCATTCCAAGATATAGGTTTGGACTCCACACAGCTGACAGTGTCCGAAACAGATGAGAATATGTTCAAGTACGTGAGTTCCGCATACGTATGTATGCGGGGGAGCACGAGAATTAAAATAGTCCCAGATGGTACGAACGTGAAGAACGGTTTTCATTTGTCAAGGACTGGACAAACTGTCCCCGCGCATTCTATTAACGCGGGAAACAATCAGCTTCGGTGGTGCGGTACCGCGGCTGATGTTTTGCAATTAAAACCGTACGCAGAATTCGAATTACCGGTGTATTCGAATTTGAGATTTACCCCGGGCCGCAACTTTGGCCCACACACACCGTCAGAATTCATAGAAAGGACGTTTTATTTTGTGCAATATCCCTTAACCACAGGCACACAAAAGCATAGCATTGCGTATGCAGCCGCAGAGGATTTTGCACTATATTTCTTTCTATGTACGCCAGTACTATTGGTGTAGGCTCAGCGACGAGCCGACGGGCACTGTCCGTGATAGTCGCTTCTAAAACACATATTGTTATTATGATTTTTAACACTTTTGGAAGCGATTCCGAGAGTGTCAGTTTTTACATGGTCGCAATTTTAGAAGTGGACGATTCAAAATACAGCTCACGAAGTAAATGAGCTGCAAGAAGCATGGACC